AACTCTCATCCACAGGCATGCTTGCCGTCACCGAGAGCTTGGGACTTTCATAAGCAATCGCAAGCGCAGCAGCGCGCATTCGCGTATGCTGTTCCTGTACCGGATTACGATAAATAGTTTGAAGATACTCCAATGCGTTGCCGTTAAATGGTTCAATTAGTTCTGTCTTTTCCTCTATCATAGCGAACGTAGGTAGTTGTACGTCCATCTTCCTAACCCCTAATCTATTGAACACCATGAACCTCATGAACCGCATGAACCACTATCAGTTCAGTAAAAAAAATACCAAAATTAAGTGGTAGAGGGTTCTTGGGATTTGGGGCCATGCGGTTCATAGTTGATGCGGTTCATGCGGTTCAGACCGGTCGAAAATCGAGTTGATGCGGTTCATAGCGGTTCACTAAGATTATTCAGTTTCACGTTCCGATGCGGTCTTCAGGCGGATGCCGAGATAGACGCGAGGCTTGTCATGCGGATGGAAGGTGCGGATGTGCTCGAAACCGGAGAGTTGGTTAAGGCGTCGCCGGAAGGTATTTTGTGGGATGCTCCGCAAGACATCGAGCCGACCGTTGTCCTCGCACCATGCGCGGAAGTGGGTGTAAAGGGCGCTACATTTAACCTCTGCGCCGTTCTCGACAATGCACCGCTCTAGCGCGAATGCCGCGAGTGGTTCGGTCTTGGCGGTTATCTCCCGTTCAAGAACCCGACTACTTTCAGGCTGAATGAACCTGCCTCTGCGGAGCAATCGGCGATATGCGCCAAGGCAGCGATAGGCGATGCCGGGTAGTTCACTGAGGAGCGTATCTTTCAACGTGTTATCTTCTCGATCCGCGAAGCTAACGTCGAAGTTGATCTTGATGAACCTCGTCATTAGCACTCCGCTTCCGTCTTGAAGGTTCGGCGGATCGTTGGAGATTAAGATCACCTTCGCACGGAGCCGTCCTTCCCACGCCTCCTTGTATTTCTGACCAATAGAGACTGCGTCGCCGCCGGTGATGTTAAGTAGAAATTCTGCGCTTACATGATCAATCCCGCCGGGTTCGAAGCTCATGCCGTACCATTTCCCCGGCTTAAATCTGACATCACCGAACACGATCACCTTCTTCGTAATCAAGTTCTGGCGGGAGTTCTCTCCCCGCATCCAAGTATGGAAGCTTGCCGTGCCGAAGCTGGTAGAGCCAACGAGACCATTGATAACCTCTGCGATTGTGCCCTTTCCACTTCGGCGCTTGCCGATCAACAGGAACGCCTTCTCAAACCGATTATTCTCGGTCATACAATATCCGATCATCTCCTCCAAGCAGTCCGCTGAGGGTTGGTCGCCGGGGAATATCTCGGTTAGAAAGCATTCCCATCGAGGGCAGCGCGCTTTCTCATCGTAATCGAAATCAATTCCGCTCTTAACGAATAGGCGCGGCGTCAGCGGCGACAACTCGCCAGTCTTCAGATTAAGCAGGCCATTCCTAAATGGGAGGACATCCTTCGGATCAATGCCAGAGCCCTGCAACCAGACTGGGGGAACCGCTTCCAGCGTGAGGCCTGATCTCAATCCATCAAGCAGCCCATTGACATGGTCAGGCTTAGGGCGGAACCGCTCAGTCTGAAATCCATCCTCCAATGAAAACGTCTTCTTCCGCGCACCATCCAAGAACTCATACACCGCAGCTCTTAGCACCGCGTCGGAATACGGCTCGAAATAACATCCGTTCCATTTCCAGAACCGGCCTTGATGAAAGTACAGCATTACGCCTACAACCTGCTTTCCATCAACCTTCCTCGTATCTCGCGCAATTCCTTCTCACGTATTCCTTGGCAGCGTCATATGGCCCTGCGGGAGAGAGCACCGGAGCCTCCTTACTGGAAGATGGTTGTTCACCGGCGAATGATGCGCCACCGCCAGCTTCAGCCCTAGTTTCCTCTTCTGGTTCTTCCTCAGGCGCTGGCTCTTCAGGTTCCAGCGCGGCCCCCATCCCAAGCAGTCGCTTGAGAACAGCTTGACCATCCTCCTCCGGCTCCCGCGCCTGATAATCCGCAAGCCCCTTATCACGTCGCTTGCGCATCTCAGCGAAGGCATTCGCCTTTAACCGCTCAACCTCAGCTAGCCTCGTTTCAGCCGCAGCCGCCTTCTCCCTTCTGCTGTTCGCCCACAACTCGACTACGCCATCAGTCGGCAATCCGATCTCCCGGCATAGCGCCAGGTCTTCAGCTTCTCGATCCGAACCACCGCCTTTATATTCGTCGATATGACGCTTGACGCCCGCGATAACATCAGCCGCGTTTAATGCACTGACTGCTGGCTCGGTCATCGATCCCTCCCCCAAATCCAATCGGTCAGCTTTTGGTCTGGTGAAGGTTCAGCGCTGCGCCGTGCTTGTTCTGATAGATGTCGCTCCCACCAATAATCTATCTGCTGTTGCTTCGCGAGTAGCTCTGCTTCGGTTAGTTTAGGTCTTGGCCAAGGGCCGGGTACGATCTCCGCAGGCTTGGGCGGAGGCTTGTTCCGCTGTTCAACTAGCGCCAACATCTTCCGTTCCCATTCATCCAGCGCTTGAGATAACGGAATATCACGCTTACTCATTTCCCGCTCTCCTGTAGTTCATGCTGTCTCTCCATTCGTCTGTATAACGATACAAACCATTTCATTTGCTTATCAGATGGAGCGAAGGATGGATTAGTGCTAAACCGTGACACCATCTGCTCGACGAACTGTCTTTCATGATCTCTGAGGTAGCCATCGAGCATTTTAGCGCCAGCCTCGATCCAGCTATTAGCGTTCTCACATTCGGTATCGACTTGAAGGGATGATCCGGCCACTGCGGATGCAAGATCGTGGAAGCTAAGGCCAGCGCTCTGCAAGATGCGATCAATTGCGCATACGGCTCCAAGTCTCTCTCCGTCAACGGGAGTAGCGAGCAGTCGGATCAAGTTGACAAGGCGTTGCTTGTTAAAGTTCGGTTCAGGTCGGAAGAAGGGATGGTCTAGTATATCGTCAAACGCTGCCATTACTTCTCCTAACATCTGGAAATTTGCATTCCGCCACCTCTGCCCCGCAGGCAGAGTAACCTGCTTTGTCTACCCAACTGTCGAGATGCGTCGGGTCATGCGCCAACCTTGCGGTTTTGATGAGGTCACACATCAGCGCGATGTCGGCGGGCGCAAACTCCACCACGATCCCGAACCGCGAGCGAATGTACGCCGTCCATAACCAAGCGATGCGGTTAAAATTATCCTCCGGCGCGCCATAAGCTGTTGGCCGTTCAGTCGTTGCTTGCTTTGCTAGGTCTAGGAGGTGATGTCTGTTGCTCACCTCCTCATCTCCTTCCAACCTTTCCATCCACAAAAGCCCATGAAGAGGAACCAAGCGCAGAACATCACCACGTCTGCGCGGCGCTCACCGAGAAGCTGGATTAAGATGACGAGCGCAGCGACGATCTCGGACAAAATCGCGACGCCGATAACTGTCAGGAAGATTTCTTCAGTGTCTTCCCGGCTCACTTCCGCAATTGCTTTCTGATTTCGGCGTCTATCAGAGCCGCTTTGTCACGCCTGTCCTGTTGGTCCATCATCCTGTCGAGGATATCGATGCCGGGAGGAGGGGCGAGTGGAGCGGCATCTTGCCAGCCGCTACCTTTAGGTCTTGGTTCTGGTTGCGGGGCGTTTGGATTTGAGGCAAGGGATGATGGCGCTGCGACGCCGCGACGTTGGTCAGCAACTATCGACGCCATCAAGTTGTCCGGAACTGCCTCCATCATCGCAGCTAAGGTTGGGGTACGAGCAGCGGCACGTTGCCTATCAAGCTCCGCCAGCGCGAACAGGACCAAGCGTTTTATTTCCGGTGGCGACGCAGCCCATGAAGAATACAAGCGCTCCATGTCGCTCACAGCTTCTGCAAGTGTCATCTACGCCTCCCCGGGACATCAGGGCCAAACTCGGAGAGGATGTCTTTGCGAGTAGGGGAAGAGCCTGCGGCTGGCGCACCGTGCAGCGATTGGTAGCCCGACTTGTAGATCGTGTGCCCGGTCCCAACTCCCCCTGCGCCGACATCGAGTGCTTTAGCGTTACCAAATGGAGCGGGGTTAGCCTTGCTTCCAGAGAAGACTGGCGTTGCGGAATTCTGGCCGGTGAATGAGCCAGCTTGCTTGAGCTTGCCGCCCTGCGCTGTGCCGTATTGGCTCAATCCGGCAGGATCGACGGCCCTTGCTGAACGTGGACCGGCGCGAACATTCTCTCGAACGTTCTTGTTCATTGTGATGCCGCCACCACTCAATTTCTTCACCATAGCTCAGTCTCCTTTGATTGCAGCTTTTGCACGTTCTAGCGCAGCAACAGGGTCGTGCTCATATTTGGATGGGGACACATGTGCAGCAGTGTGGTAGGTCGATGTTACACATCTTGTTGGATTGGTTTCCACGACACTGTTGGGTTTAAGTGATCCGTGAACATTGCCGAGGCGATCACGGATGCGTTCAGCTTCAGACTTGCCTTTGTAGATGACAGTTGCCATTGTCAGGTTCTCCTCTTCTTCTTCGGTGGTACTGGTGGAACAGCCAACGGCCGTCCAGCGAAGTACGTGGTTGGCGTTGGCTCGATTGGTGGACGCGGCATCTTCTTTGGTTTCTCGCTGAATTGTGCGCTGACTGCGTCGCGTGGTTTGGACTTCTTGGCCATCACTGTTTGGTCCTATAGTTCGAGACTGGATTTGCATGCGTGCCGTTGAGCAGGCTTCCGGTGCCCAACTGCACATTGGTGACGTGGGCGCTTGCAAAGGATGCAGCGGAAGGCACGTCGATGACGCTACCGGATAAGACGATTGTTGGTTGTCCTGCGATTTTCATATGCAGTTGCTGGACTGCGATTGTGATGCGGTCGACCATGATCTGCTCCTACTAACCGAGGGGATCTTTCCACCGATTGATGCCGGGAACGCTGTAGATCATCCAAGCTGGATACAGTTGCGCGAGAACATCGTAGGCAGCTTGATCGATTGCGAGGGCACCAGGCGGCGGCGGGATTGCTGTGAACGCCGTCCATTGTATTTGCGAGGTGTCGATGACGGTCCCACCTTCAACAAAGCCAGTTGGTCCTGCTGCCCAACCGCGAGAGGGAATTTGATACTGCATTGTCGTCCTCCTACTGGTCTGCGTGGCGAATGACGTCAGGTCCAGACAAAATCCAATTTGTTGGATATCGTGACGCCATCAGGTCGTAGCAATGTTGGTTCAATGCCTGCGCGTTGATTGGTGGAACATGACCTGCGAGCCAACGCCATTCCGGCGCGCCGGTGTCGACGCGAGTGCCTTGTTCAAGGTAGCGCTGACCAACACTCCATGCGCCTGCAAGTTGATACACGAGCCTCGGCGGCGCCTCTGCGAATGCACCGAGGGCCACTAAGCGGGTCCGGTCGATGCCGGGGCCGCTCGCAATATTTCCGTTCGGGTATTGCTCGCTCATGAAATTGTAGGCTGGTTGATCGAGGGCCAGCGCATCCGGCGGCGGGGGAGTGTTGGCGAGCCAAGCAAATTCTGACTTGCCAGTGTCCACGACGGTTGCTGCGGCGAGCAAGGTCTTGCCCACCGGCCACTCACCTTTGATCTGGTATCGCATTGCGGGGCGACGCCCGATGAGCGCCGTGTCGAAGGTCTTGCGTTGTTCGATTTCATCGAGTTCTCGACGGCCTTTCTCGACACACAGACGGAGACGATCAAGCTCTGCATCTGCGGCGCGACGCTTCTGCGCGAGATCGTCTTCAAGGCGTTGCGTTTCTTGTTCAACGGATGCAACCCATTGAGCGATGGTGTCGACGGCAACCCCTACGGCCCCGGCACCGGTGAGGAACCTTGGGAGTTCGGTCATTTCTTTGCTCCTTTGCGAACGAAGCCATAGGCGTTAGCCTGCTTTTCCCAATAGTCAGGTTGCGCTGGTTTCTCACGCTGGTCCTGCTCTGCGGCGCGCTCGGGGAAGATGGAGCGAGCCAGTTGCGAGAAGCTCTGCGGTTTGTCTTTAACGGTGGCCATTGATGTCCTCCTCGACGGTGTATTGGCCCTTCCTCTTCAACCTCTCACAGATGCATAGTATTCGCTGATTGAGTTCTGCTTCATCGGGTGTTGGTTGATCGCTCCAATAAGGATTGGTACGCGAATGGTTTTTCGACCATTTATCCAGGATGCGCGTGATTAAGTGCAGTTCTTCAAGCGTTGGCCTGCGATCATTGAGCCATGCTATGCAGAGTTCGAGATCGGAGCGGAAGATTGCGTCAACGCGCGGGTACGTCATTGACGTTGCGGTTGGAATGAGGGCTTCGCGCATACGCAAGTCGAGATCGATGTTGCTGGCGGTTAGGCGAAGGCGAGCTAAGAGGATTTCGTCGTCTTGTTTGGAAGGCGGGAATGCGTACCTGTCATAAATCCGCTTTGGGAGTTCGCTTAATAGTGGAACTACTTTTGCTGACATTAAGACACCTCCTCTTCATGTGACCCGATCCATTCCAGCGCACCCTCTCTTAGTCCGTTGCGTATCTGCCGCAGCACTCGGACTTTGTTGCGTAGCCCCGCTTCCCATGCGGCGGAAAGTAAGATGCGCTCGAGGACCTCATCAGAAATAATGAAGCGCATTCTCCATTCACCGAAGCGACAGGCGGTCCAGAAGAGTGCGCCCTCGTCTTCTTGTTGTTTGGAAAGCCAGCGGGACATGCGGGAAAGTTCGTCGCGGTCCTCGCGTGACATCTTGCGTCTACCCTTCGGCACACAAGGTATCACACATCGCTCGGGCTGTTGTTTTAAGGCCGCGAATAAAGTAGCTTCACTTATGCGTCCGTTTGCATTTCCTTCGGCTTTAAGCGCATTCCAGATTTTGCGGATGTCGTCGCTAGCGTTGGCGTACTGCGGATCACCCACGGACCATGTGACGAAATCTTCTCTCTCAATCCCGGCCGAATGGCACGCCATCATCAGATGGAGCCATTTGGTGTATTCGCGGAAATTAGTTGGATCGAGCTTGCCGATGGTTTCTTTGGAATGGCGGCCGTTAAATACAGCCCGATCGATGTGTTGGCTTGATGATGATGGGGCTGTGATATGATCCCCACCCCGCGCTAATTTCAACAATCCTTCCGGCCATTCCGCGAGCGGAGCCTCTATTACCTTGTACCCTTGCCGGGGCCACCAACAATGATAATTTCCGTTCGCGCGGACATAAACATCTTTACTAATCCGCAGATCGTTGGAGCCGGTTAGACCTTCAACGCTGCGGAAGAAATAATGAAATCCTCTCGGCGTTGCATGATAGCGTGTAAGCGGGAGCGGATTACCTGCGAGCCATGTTAGCCCTACGCCCTCAATGTCGAGAATGTCGTAACCATTCCTCGGACCAGTAAGCGAACCGACTATCGGCCAATGATCCGGCGGCTCTATCCTTATCGCATTCTCTGGCCATGCGTCGACGAGCGGTTTCTTCTTCCGATTACAAGGGAAGATTAATAGATCACCAAGACCCGATATTAACATCCGATCATCATCTCCCACACACATCGTTCGGGCTGTTCACTTAAAGGCAATCACAGTGGATAATCCTCAAAGAACATCTCACCCTCGACTAAGTGAATGGTGTGCCATTCGCATTCACAGACCCAAGATTTGGCGACGTGCAACATCAGTTCGAGTGACGGCGCGGATGCCCAATCGACGGTGAGGGTTCCCTTGCGATCGGTGAGGGAGAGGATTGGTAGGTCTTTCAGCATCCGCGATAGACGGCGCAGGCGTTCGATGCGCCAAGGTTCTTCGGCTTCGCGATAGGCGAAGAGCGCGGGACCGGCTTGAACGGCGGTCACTAGATGCGCCTCCTATGAGGTGTAGATGCACGACTTGGAGCAAATGAAGCAGCAACAGCCGGAGGAGAAGGCTCCTCCGGCGGCCCGCCTATCGGCTCCATCGCGTTAACATCAACGCCCAAGCTAGGCTCGACGCCGCAGTCAGCTTCAGCCCAATACCCTGGGATTTTGGGATACGCATTAGGCGTAGAGCCAACGACCTGTTGTTGACCGCGAGCTAGATGCGCAAACCTCCCGCCAAGCTCTTGCCCCATAGTTGCGGAGGCCTGCTCAAAGTAGGTGTTCGCCGCACGATCCTGCTTAAGCATCTCGCGTTTGGTTTTCATGTCGGCTTCATTGCGATATTCGCTCATTCACATTCCTCCTTTGTGCAGCGAACGCGGAGGAAGGGAAGATAACCTCCGCGTCGCGCCATGCAGCGGGCGGAGGAAGAAGCCAAGAGGAACCTCCGCTTCGCTGTAGCGGTCATTGCACCGTCCCTCCTTCAATGACCCTAATAGCTCTAGCAATTTCCGTTTCCGTCTCAATAATCATCACAATGTCATTGAGCCTAATTAGGTCCTTGAGATTATCCTCCAATAGCACCTTGTATTTTCTCCATAGGTTTAATAGCTCTATTTGATCATCAAGCGAACTGCTCGACCCAGTGTCGAGAGTAAAGTCTATCTGCTCACAGATCTCCTCAATATCGAGATATCGCTCATTAGTACGAGCACGCAACGTACGTTCTTCCGTGTTCATTTGATGGTTGTTCCTTGTGTCCTCATCTTCGCTTCGAAGATCAGCGCCCGAAGGATGATGAAATACCTCGGGGCGATGGAGCCTTCGTCTATGTCATCAAATGCGATGCAGATATCTAGGCATCGCTCCAAGACGGGAAGGGGTTGCGGCTCATTGAATAGTTCGTCGAGCGCTTCCATTGCACTCGCCTGAAAGTCACCGCGATAATCGTTCTCAATGCGGCGTGCGAGTTCCCTTTCCATAGTGGCCATTGGTTTCTCAGTCTGTTGCATCACATCCTCCGATTAGAACCGCCTCTTAAACCCCGCGCCCGCTAGCTCAAGAACCTCCTCAGCGGACCGTGACGGAATTAGATAACCTCGCTGTTGATCTTCGATCCGATCCTCGCGACGTAGCTGCCGATGATGAGCGTTGCGGCAACGCAGTGAGCAGAAGCGTTGCCATGCTTTTGTCGGGGCGTAGCGAGCGCCACACTCTTCACAGTGGTCCATGCGTTTTCTTGCCTCCGGCACTCTTCCTCATTTTCTGGCGACCATCTTACACTAGAAACGCATAAAAGGCAATAAGATCAAAGACTTAAGAGGCACAGGAAGGGCCATTCGAGGGCCCTTGGAAAACATTTATTTGGATCGGCCCATGCGTTTCCGGGAAATAGAAAAGGCAGAGCTACGATTAGCTCTGCCCACCTTGGCGATTAGGCCGACGCCTGTGGCTGGGTCAGCGGACGGCGGACGCCCGACGCCTTCGTCAGATGCGTGCTGATAAGCGTGCCCAGTTTGCGCATCTGCTCCTCTTCATAGACCGCCTTAAGGTCCTCGAAGAGTTCATCGGCTGCGGTGTTTTGTAGAAAGTCTTTCAGCTGTAGCGGCTTCTCCTCTGGCTTGTTCCCAAGGTCCTGAGAATTGCCGCTGCCTTTGAGCGGCCGCTGAGGCCGCACTGGGCAAGCGGTCGGCTGACTTGGCCGAGCGCGAGCAGCAGGTGCAGGCCATGCAGCAGCGCGCGGAGCAGGGGATCGCCGAGCTCGCTGCGCTGAAAGCCGATCTGAAATCCAAAATAGCGGCGTAGAGGAGAAAACGAATGAGCATGACCAAAACAGGCACCTTCGCCCACGACACTGCGTGCAATCTTGCTGAAGGCCAGCGCCAGGTTGCCATGCGAGCAGCGAGCACGCCGGCGACGGTGAAGGCTGCCGAGATCCAGTTTTACCAGACGATACTCGCCTCGGCCAGAAGCAACAACAACTCGAGTGGAATCGGGCCATGTTTGGCGGCGCTGCGCGAGCTTGGTCCTGGGCAATAACGAAGATCGGGCCGCACTTGACGGTAACGACGCGGCCCGAATGCCAGCAAGCTGAGGCGCAAAGCCGGGTATGAAGCGGCTTGCTGGCGAGCGCGGGGCGGGGAGAAATTGGACGAAAAGGCGCCTGGCCTCGCGCGATCATTCCGATGCTGAGAAAGTCTGATGGTCACGCCCACTCGCAAGCCGCAAGCATCCCCTCCATCGCCAGCTGAAATCCTTGATCAGGTCGCCGCTCTGGAAGCCCAGGAGCCCGAGCTCGATCGCAAGTTGGGCGAAGCGGCGGAGGAAAGCATAACGTCCGCCGAAGGTCAGGAGCGCTACGACGCCATTCTTGCCGAGAAGGTGGCCCTCCATCAGAAGACTTCGCGGCTCAGGGCGGCTCTCGTCGGCGCCGAACACCGCACCAAAGCAGAACAGGAAAAAGCGCGGCAGGCGGCAGAGGTCGCCAAACGTGAGCGGTTTTACAAGGCCAACGATCGGCTACCGCCGCTAGCGCGTAAGATGGAGAGCAAGATCGTGGAGTTTGTGCAGGTCTTTCGTGAGTACATCAAGGCGGCCGACGAAGCTTATGCCGCTTATCCCAACGGGCCAGCACCGATGGGGTTGGGCCTTTCAAATACTGAGATCCTGCAGCAGGTCAGCGCGGAGCTTTATCGCGTGGGCGCGTTGGCGCCAATCACCGGACGACCGCAGACTGAGCGGCTACCGCCAAATATACCGGGCGCGAAATGCCCAAATCACTTATGGCTCGCCCAGCCGGAATTAATTCCGGCATTCAGCGTTGCGGTTGAGCAGTGTGTTCAGACTGCGCGCTCCAGCATTGAGGGAGGTCCCCTTGCCGCCTGAAGCCTCTGGATTCGTCGACCATAGTGCCACCATGAGCCGCGAGCAGGCGACCCAGAAGCTGGCCGCTATGCAGGCGGCCTATGATCCGCCGCCCGTCGGTCTTCATGCACGCACTCCCACCGAGGCTTCACAAATGTTGGAACAGCTAGGGCAAACGCCCGACTTCCTTCACAAGTTGCAAAACGGGGACATCGCGGCCCGCGACGTGTTTCAAAGATTGACCGCGATGAAGGCGGCGGCCATGCCCGGCGAGCTGACCGCCGAGCCGATCCTTGAAACAACGGTCGGCGACACCGGCCTATCTCGCCGGTCGCTCCTCTCTGTTGCCGCGGACATGCGCGCCGAGCAAGTTTGGAATGATAAGGGAATAGAGTTTATTTTATCTGATGGAAAATTTCCGACCGGGGCTGTTCGCGACGCTCAATTCTGGCTTCCGCAATTGGAGCGCGACGAGACCGTCCTATGTCCTGATTTGCCGGAGGATTGGCCGCACAAGCAGCAGGTGAAGTTTCTCAAAGATGTCATCACCATTGGGGACGGAAGCACGCCATGAGCGTCAAATACGTGTGCCCGTTCTATGACAAGATCCGCGGCGAGGTGTGCGACATTGTGGTCGAGCTGACTCAGGATGAGATTGACGATTGCATACTCCATTCCCGGGAAGGCCGCGGTCCCGGCGTTATTCCTGATGGTCCATTGCCGCGCTCTTATGCATGGCATCGTGCCGTCAAGGAGGTGCCGCGAGAGTTCGAGCCGCTGTTCCACCAGACCCATTTGGTGCAGTGAATGATCCGCGGGACCGAGATGTTCTTCCTGCAAATGTGCGGCGATCCTGAGCTCGCGCCGCACGCCAAGCCAATCGCGGACGCTCTCGATGCCCTCGACCGGGAAGCCGATGGCTCGGCGGACGCGGCGGGTCTTTTCCACTGCGTGCATTGGGTAATGTGTCACCGGCAGCATGACGTTCACGAGAAGATCGACATGATCCACAAGCTACTCAACCTGAAAGGCCGACAGGAAGGAACACCGCGGGAGTTAACAGGATGGCGCTGACAGCACAGCGCGAGGAATCATCGCGGCCAAAGCGCCGGCGCTCGCGGAAATATTCGGCCGAGCCGCTGGCCGTCATTCCCGACGACGACGAAAGCCTTGGGCCGTGCATGCGGGCGCTGACACCGAGGCAGCGCAGATTCGTCTGGGAACTGCGCTACGGGCCGGTCGGATACGGCAGCGAGGTTCGTGCAGCCCGCGCCGCCGGCTATGGCACGCCAACCAGCAGCGACCAGTCCGTGAAGGTCCTAGCGCACAAAGCAATGCACAACCCGCGGGTTCAGGAAGCGCTGCGCGAGGTCGGGCACCGGATCATTCGCGCGGAGGCGTTTCAGTCAATCAGGAACGTCACCGCAATTGCCAACGACCTCAACCATCGCGACTGTTTGAAGGCCAATATTGCCCTCATGGACCGCGGTGGATTCAGCGTCGAAACGGTTCACAACATCGTCGTTTCGCACAAGGTCGACTACACCAAGCAGGCTCTCGAGGAGCTCGCCATCTTCCGCCGGCTCGGGGTGGAACGGGCGCGGCTCGAGGAGATATTCGGCCGCGACGGGCTCTATCATCTGGAGCAGCAGCTCGACGCGCAGCCAAAACTAATTGAGGGAGAGGTTGTTGCAGCAGCGGGCTGATGCGCGGGACGACGAGCGCGGCGCCCCGGATCCGGTGTTACTGCGCGAGATCGCGCGTCGGTCGAACACTACCAAGGACTATGGGCGACGGTTCTGGGCGATCGATCGCGTCAGCCTGTACCCCAAGCAGGTCGAGCTGCTCGAGCTCGGCGCCACCAAGCGCGAGCGCCTGTTTCGGTGTGCGAATCAGAGCGGCAAATCGTTCGCGGCCTGTTGTGAAATCGCCTACCACCTGACGGGCCGTTATCCGCCATGGTTCAAGGGTCACCGTTTCAGCAGGCCGATTGCTGCTTGGGTGTGCTCGGAAACCGCCATCCTGCTGCGCGACGTGATGCAGGCGCTGCTGTTCGGTGCGCCTGGCGATCCCGAATCGCTGGGCTCGGGCACCGTTCCGCTCGATCTGATCGCCGACAAGCCGAGCTTGGCTCGCGGCATCACCGACGCCTTTGACACCGTGCGGGTGCGGCATGTGAGCGGCGGGACATCGACGGTGCGCTTCCGCAGCTATCAGGCGGGCCGCGAGGCCTTCCAGGGCGTGACCCTCGACCTGATTGTGTTCGATGAGGAGCCGCCGCCCGACGTCTATTCCAAGGGCATCACGCGCATCAGTGCGACCAACGGGCGTGCGCTGCTCGTCTATACGCCCATGGGCGGCCCCGGCGAGGTCACCCGCCGATTCACGCAGGAGGACTCCCCGGACCGCGCCATCGTGAAGATGAGCCTCTATGACATTTGCGACTTGCCGGGCTCGCACATGACGCGAGAGATGGTCGAGGCCATCTAGCGCAACTGCCCGCCGCACGAGATGCGCACGCGGGTCTATGGCGAAGACATGCTCGGGGAGGGCAGCATCTTTCCGGTCGATGAGGAGACTATCACCGAGCCGCCGCTCGTGAACGTGCCGCCGCACTGGTTCAAGCTCTGGGGCCTCGATTTCGGGATTTCTCACGCCTTCGCCGCGGTGCTGCTGCTGCACGATGCCGATGCTGACGTCGTCCACGTCCACCACTGCATTCGGCTCAAGGGGCAGACTCCATTGCAGCATGCGGTGCCGATGAAGGCGATCGGTGCCGATGTGGTGGTGGCCTATCCGGCGGACGGGGATAACCGCGAGATGGGTTCTGGCGAGCCGCTGTCAAAGCTCTATCGCGATCAGAACCTTCGCATGCTGCCCAACTCCGCAACCTTTGAGGACGGCAGCGTCTCGACCGAGCGCGGCATCTTTGAAATGTGGCAGCGCATGACCACCGGAAGGCTCAAGGTGGCGAACACGCAGCAGATCTGGTTCGAGGAATTTCGCGGCTATCACAGGAAGAACAATCAAATTGTGAAGCTCTATGACGACCTGATGTCGGCAACGAGGATCGGCATTATGGCGCTGCGCTTTGCCAAGCAGGGAGCGCTCGGCTCGAGGCGGCCGCCGCGGATGAGCAACGCCGAGCTCAACAGCCCCGAGGCGATTCGCCGGCGCTGTGACTTCGATCTGTTCGACGTCTGAGATGCGTGCGATCGGCAGCGCCTGGTGCGGCCTCTACCATTGCGAGGCCACCTTTTTCATCAGGGATTATGACAACGCGCGAACGCTGGTCGTGCGCTACGGCGATGGCTACTCCGGCCCGTGGCTGCCGCTCGTTGATGGACAGCGGCAGTTCGAGGCAGTCATTCCTGCGCATCGCACCGACGGCGAACTCACCGCCCTGCTGCTCACGCCGCCGCTGCTGAGCAAGGAAAGCGAGCACGTGAGGAACTTCCCGACCTGGGAGGCCGGTGCGCGCGGGTTTGGCTCGGAATATCTGGCTTGGCCGAAATCGGCGCCCAATCTGCCCGAGAACCCCGCAGCAAACTGAGCGTGTCGCTTTCCGCCGCACCGAACGGCGACATGCGCGGGGTCTAGATTTCAATCTCTTTGCAAGCGGTGACGATTACTGAGCGATGACAACCCAAAGGGCTGCAAACACGATCCACAGCCGGAATAGTCCGCGGGTGATGTTCGTCATTGCAGCGCCCCTCGACTGGCTGCTGTTGAAGCCGGGGCGGCGTGGCCCCATGCGCTACCACCACTTTGCTAGTTCGATGAGGGTTGCGATTGCAACCAACGCAAGGCCTAGTCTGATTGGTTCCTCTGTGAGGTATATCCACAGTTGGAATAGATCTTGTGTGATGTAGCGCCTCTGCATTGGTTCCTCGTGAGTTGTGCTTGTGGTGGTTGGACGCGCCGGGGGCGGGATGGGTTCAAGCCAACGCCCTTTCCGTGCGAGAATTTCGCAGATTGTTGCCCGTGGTGTTGCCCAGCAGCGACAAACCCCTATTAAATCCTTGATATTACAGCTACAGCACTACGGTGCGCACCCGCCTGCACGAGCTCGGCTCCGAGCCGGTTGGCAGCACGCCCGACGAGTTCCTCGCCTACATCAGGCAGGAGCTGCCGAAAGGGCGCGAGCTGGTCAAAAATTCCGGCGCCACCATCGATTGAGGGATTGCGTCCTGATGCCGAAGCCGGTCGACGCGCGCACCCTGAAATCGTGGCTGCATC